CCAGACAGCCCGCGACTACGCCAGCGCAATGGTTCTCTACCACGAGACGCGCATCGACCGCCTGCGCTCGCAACTGGAAGTGATGAGCCAGGAGGAGGCATGACCCGCGACAACATCATTCGCATGGCGCACACGGCCAACTTTGAAGGGTTTGGCAATGGCGATTGGGTTTGCACTACAGAAGAGATCGAACGCTTCGCCGCCCTTGTCGCCGCCGCCGAGCGCGAGGCGTGTGCAGACATCTGCGACCAGCACGCCAGCATTGAAGGCATCTCGCAACGCTGCGCTGACGCAATTCGCGCAAGGGGGCATGCATGAGCAACCACAGCAACGTGCGCGACTACACCATGAACCAGCGCGGCTCTGGCCCCGGCATGGCGTTTCGTAAGAATTGCTCAGCCTGCAACCAGAAAAAAGAGATACGCGGCGGCTCGCTTTACACGCGGCTGAAGTTGTGGCGCTGCGCTGATTGCACGCAGAAAGCGAGCGCCAAATGACCGTCAAACTGAATGGCGACAAGTCAGCCGCAGTAGATCAAGACTATTTCTGGAGGCCGCTGCACACCTGCCCACTGTCGGCCAAAGTGCAGCTCTTAACCACGGGCGGCGTTGCTGTTTACGGCCAATACGCGCCAGGCACGGGCGGCTATCTCGGCTGGGCACCGTTGCCCAAAAAGCCGGGATGGATGGAAGGGAGTCAGCCTCATGGCTACTAAGGAGCGCGCATGAACACCTACGAAGAATACGCCCGCAAGCGCCAAGAGATCGTGGAGCTGTGCAAGATACCGCGCACAACGCGGGAAATCTTGGACCGCGTTGACTGCAGCACAACCACCATCAAGCGCGTAGTGCGTGAAGGCCACATCCACAACATCGGCCATGCGTACAAAGCGCAGTACAAGACCATCCCCAAAGCGCCTGAGCTGCTTGAGGTGCGCAAGAACGCCAGCAACCCGCCCGCAAGGGAAATCATCCAGGCCGCGTCGGTCTGGGAATACGCAAGGAGAGTGCAATGGAACGTACAGAAAGCTGCTGCAGCAACCAATGCAGCCAAGGCCGCGCCTGCCCAGCCCGCCAAGCGTGCGAGCTTCCAGAAAACAGCTCACGCATGAGCGTGTACATGGTCGATCTGCTTATGGCTATTGGCGTGACCGCATGCGTAGCCTTGGTCGTTATCGCGTTAGCGCACCTGTACCGATGAAGTGCCCAACCTGCCACAAATGGTGCGAAGTGCTGGAAACCGTGCAACGCCGCGACAACTCAACCCGTCGCCGCTACCAATGCGCCAACCTGCACCGATTTACAACACTTGAGAAAGTTGTTGACTCAAGTATTGCGATTCCCGCATCAGCATGCTCCAATCCAATCCCCAACCCAACGAGCCAACGATGAACACACTCCCCAATGGTCGCAAGGCGCCCACCGCCCCACCCGGCTGGCCCTTCGGAACCGTCAAGCCGCCGACACAGGCGGCAGCCAGGCGAGAGGCCGCTAACGGCCCCGCCGCACCCTTCTAGACCCACCACAACCAACGAGGCCCAACATGAGCGAGATAGACAAACTGGCAACGCTATGGAGCATTGCCAAGCAACGAGAAGAAGCCGCTAAGGCAGAGCGCATTGGCATTGAGGAAGAAATCCTCAAGCTGCACCCAGCAAGAGAAGAAGGCTCCGACACGTTCACCACGGACAAGGGCACGCGCATCAAGCTCACCGGCAAGGTGACGTACAAGTGCGATGTTGACGCGCTCATCCTGCTGACGGGCTCATGGCCCGCCGACATCCGCCCCATCAAGACCAAGGTGGAAGCGGATGACACGCGGCTGAAGGCCATCCGCGCAGAGCGCCCTGACCTGTGGCGCTCCATCGCGCAAGCGGTGGAAACCAAGCCCGCCAAGACCGCAGTCGAAATCAAGTTTGCGGGCAAGTGATGCTCGGCGCGTCACTGCGAGACGCGGGGATTGCACGCGTCATGGAGTCTGCGCAGCCGTGGGCAGATGAGGCGCAAGCCGCGTTTGCTCACTGGCTCATCCACTGCGCTACTGAAGAGTTTTCATTGGAGCAGTTCAGAGCTTGGGCGGAAGCCAACGGCCTGCCGCAGCCCCATCACCCAAACGCGTGGGGTGGCCTGACCAAGAAGCTGGCGCCCTACATCACACCCGTTGGATACACACAGAGCACACGCAGTGCAGCGCATGCACGCGTGACTCGTACATACAGAAAGAAGTCACATGTTTAACCTCAAGTCCATCAAGAAAAACACAGCCCTCGCGGCGCCGCGCATCTTTCTTTACGGCGTCGAAGGCATTGGCAAGACCACGTTTGCATCGCAAGCGCCAAAGCCCATCTTTATCTGCACAGAGGACGGTCTTGGCTCGCTGCAGGTGGATCACTTCCCGCTGGCAACTAAGGCCAGCGAAGTGCTGGACGCCATCGGCTCGCTGGTCACTGAGCCCCATGACTTCGGCACGGTGGTGCTCGATAGCGTGGACTGGCTCGATAACCTGATCTGGGCAGAAGTCGAAGCCACGCATGACGCCAAAGACTTGGCCTATGGCAAGGGCGCCATGATCGTTGCGGACAAGTGGCGCGAGGTGCTGGCTGGCCTGAACACGCTGCGCAATGACAAGGGCATGGTGGTCATCCTGATCGCGCACACGCAGATCAAGCGGTTTGACTCGCCAGAGGTTGAGCCCTTCGACCGCTATCAGCCCAAGCTGCAGGAGCGCAGCAACGCGATTCTGCGCGAGTGGGCAGACGCTGTGCTGTTTGCCAACTACAAGACGCTGATTAAGAAGGATGACGTCGGGTTCAACAAGACGTCCAACCGTGGCATCAGCACGGGCGAGCGCCTGCTGTATACCAGCGAGCGCCCCGCGTACATGGCAAAGAATCGCTACTCCCTTCCAGACTCAATCCCGATGTCGTGGGAGTCTTTCGCTCAGGCAATCGCCTGATTTACCAACGAGCCAACCAAAGGACAAACATGGCCCGCTTCACTTTCAACGCCAACGATGCCCCCGTTTCACAAGCGCCCACCCGTGGCCCGCTGCCCCCTGGCAAGTACGAATGCATCATCACCAAGTCAGACATCCGCGATACCAAGGCTGGCACCGGCCAGTACATCGAGCTTGAGATGCAGATTACTGACGGTGAGTTCTCAGGCCGCCGCCTGTGGGAGCGCCTGAACATCAGCAACCCAAACAAGCAGGCCGAGGACATCGCCAAGGCTGCGCTGGGCGCTCTGTGCATGGCAGTCAATGTTTTGGACATGGATGACACTGAGCAGTTGCATGACATCCCGTTCCTGATTCAGGTCGAGATTGACCGCAAGGAGCCGGATCGCAATCGCATCGTCGGTTACGGCGCCGCCAAGGCTGCAGCGCCAGCGCCTGCCGCTAAGCCCGCCGCGCCTGCAGGTGGTTCGCGCCCCTGGGCACGTTGATCAATAGGTGGCCGGTAGTCCGGTGAGCGTCGAAGTCTCCAGTGACGCAATAGCCCACGGTTGCGCGTGGGCCACCTCCTTAACCATGAAGATACCCATGAGCCAACACACAACCAGCGCGGCCATCGTCAAGTGGTACGAGAGCAAACCGCAAGAACACAGGCCGCACATGGGCGCCAGCCTCATCGGCCATGACTGCGAACGCTACATCTGGAACACCTGGCGCTGGGCGCTCAAGCCCTCGTTTCCTGGCCGCATCCTGCGCTTGTTCAGCAGCGGCGTGCGCGAAGAGCCGCGCCTGATTGAAGAGCTGCGCGGCATTGGCGCGACGGTCTGGGAGACAGACCCCGACACGGGCGCACAGTGGCGCGTGAGCGCCTGCAACGGCCACTTCGGTGGCAGCCTTGATGGCGTGGCGCAAGGCGTGCCAGAAGCGCCCAAGACACCGTGTGTGCTGGAGTTCAAGACACACAACGACAAGTCATACACGGCCCTCGTTGCCAAGAAGGTCAAAGAGGCTAAGCCCCAGCACTATGACCAGATGCAGGTCTATATGGGACTCATGGAGATCGACCGCGCTCTATACATGGGCGTAAACAAGAACACTGATGATGTGTACACCGAATGGGTCCATTTCGATGAGGACCGCTTCAAGCAACTGCTGCTGAAGGCTCAGCGCCTCATCGACATGACAGAGCCACCACAGCGCCTGTCAGAAGACCCGGCACATTGGCAATGCAAGATGTGCAACTTCCACCCCGTGTGTCACGGCGACAAGGCGGCGGAAGCCAACTGCCGTACCTGCTGCCACGCCACGCCAGCGACCAAGGCTGAATGGAAGTGCGAGGCCAAGGGCGTGACGCTTAACGATGCCATGCAAAAGGCAGGCTGCAGCCAGCACCTGATGATCCCCGCGCTGGTGCCGTATGCCACGCCCACAGACGGCGGCGACAACTACGTCATCTACACGCACAAGGCATCAGGCAAGCAGTTCAGCAACGGCCCCGGCCCTGAGCCACGCTTCTCATCGCGTGAGCTGGAGCACTGCCCAGGCGCGCTGATTGAGGATGTGGGCGCGATGAAAGAGGTGTTCACCACGGCCAAGGTGGTTAAGCCTACGGCAGTTGACCCGTGGCCTGATATGCCCAGCGATGACTTGGACGCGATACCCACCAAGCGCGACACGCAGGCTGTGCGCGAGAAGAAGACGCGCATCAGCAAGTCACTTGATACGTTGAGGAGCTTTCAGCCATGAGCGGGAATTTTGAGGTGTTGCCACCGGGCAACTACATCAGCGTGGAAACGCATGGCCGCATCTGCAAAGAGCTGCACGCAGAGATTCGCAAGCTGATTCTGGAGAACGAGCGCCTGCGTAGCCGCCTGCACAGCCCGCTGTGCATCGAGGACATCGAGCAAGCGTGGGATCGCACGCAGTTCAACGGGCGGGCGCCCATCAGCTTTGCGCGTGAGATTGAGAAGGTTCTGAAAGGCGAGGTATGACCACTCAGGAATTGCTGGCTCAGATGCGACTGCTAAGCGGGCTGGAATCGTTTTGCTTGAGTAGCAAAGAACGCATGCCCGACTACTTGCTTGAACGCCTGTGCGATTGCGTTGATGTCTTGGAGCGCGAGCTTCTGAAGCGAACGAAAGAACACCAATGAACTATGTGATCGGCGTGGACCCAGGCATCCACGGCGCAGTGGCCGTGCTGACGCAGGACGGCAAGCTGGTCGAGGTGTTTGACATGCCCACGATGGAGGTGAAGGTGGGCAAGGCCACCAAGAACCGCATCAGCCCGGAACTGC